TGTCGTTGTTGTGTGAGTATTGATCTAAGTAAAAATAGACACTATCATCATGCCTTGCTCTTATTTGTATATCTCCATTTGAAACTAATCCTTCGTCAAAGATAGGCGCTCCGTTGATAATAGTTTGCGGAGTTGTTTGATCTAATTTAAGGTATCTTGTATTAAGAAGCCCTACTGATGGCGATGTCTGTTGTTTCATAATAAAAAAAGCGCAAGATTAAATCTAACGCTCTGTTTTTCAGTAACGATATATAATTATTTTACACCCATACTTCAAGTTCAACTATCACGCCAGCTTCACTTGATGCAAGATATAGTGTTAGACCGCTCAAGTCGTTTTTATCAGAATAATAATCACTTCCTGCGGAGAGTGTTAAATATGGAGCTGTAGGTGTTGCAACTTTGTTGGTAGTGAAAGAGTGTCTGACATCAAAGAGAGTTCTACATCTAAAACGAAAGTCTTTGACACCTGATGGGAGAAGCTGAGAGTATTCTGTATCAGCAACAGTTAGAGTAATATTGAAGTTTATTTGTCTGGTAACAGAGTCCATTTTATTCCTTTCCCGACTTAGCTCTCGCAACTACTGCTTCAAAATCCTTCTTCTCTAAAGACCTTGCATCAATCGGTTTATCATCTAATGCTCTTATGTTTAAGATTTGAAAGTCTGCCTCTATCTTCTGTTGATCTTGTGGCGATTCTATATCGCTCCTGTTTTGTTTGCTAGTCATCTCAACTTTAACGACAATGTAATGAGTACTATTTACTTCCCACTCTAAGATATCCGGTAGATCAATCTGTCTAATGCTGAATCTTGGAAGTATACTTCCCTGGTGTATTGGCATTTCATTTATCATATTTTTATATTAGCAAGTTAACTATAACTATTCAATACCTTTCTCTCCCTCTTCTTCTGATAAAAGGATACTACTTCCTAACTCTACTCTAACTAACACTCCGTTTGCTTTGTGAACAACAACCTTTCCAAAAGAGACAGTTCTGAGACACTTTAATAGATGGGCTTCTTTAGCGGTAATTTCTGCTTTTATTTCGATTTCTTCTTGATGAGGAACAAACGTCATTATTGGTATGGGTCTAATATAACTGGCGTAACAGTTGTTTCTTGTGATTTTACCTCTTCTTTAAACCCTACTGCAAGTGTCCTGAATGAATCCGCTCCATGAGAAGCCCAATCATGCTTTGGTTTTGGTTTAAATACTTGGTGTTCTTCATCCCATTCTTTGTGATAGCTTCTTAACGCTGATAAACCCTTCTCACACTTAGTTTCATCAAACCAGCAACGATTTAAGAGCATCCTTGAAGCATCTATACCATCTTCTATAGATAGCTTCGGAACTACCTCAAAATCAATTCCCAGCTTCTTAGAAGTCTCTAGGCGGCTTTTACCTGTTGATAGCTCCCTCACCTTAATGTCGTGAGGAGCATAGTGTCTTCCGTAAACATAAGGCTTCTCTTTTAGAATCTTAATATAGAAGTTCATACCCTCTCCGGCATTTTCGTAGTAATCAATCAAATGAACCTCTCTTCCAACTACTTGCATGAACCAGATACTCATTGAGTCATCAATTCCTAAATCCCAACAAGTGTGAACTGATGTTGCCGGATCATAAGGAACGCCAGATATTCTACCTTCTTGTTCAGCTACTGTTAATTGTTGAGCATAGTAGGCTCCTTGAATCGGAACATTGAAATCGCACATATACTCTTGCATGTAAAGAGCATCGTTGCCGTCTTTTTTAATGATCTCTATTCTCTCTTGAGATAAGACTTCTTCGGAAATAGATTTAGTGTCCTCTACTGTTAAGACCTGAGAGAACCATAAATCAGGATAGGCTTTAGCAATCTCTAATGTGTTGTATCCATGATTCTTTCCTCTTGGCGTGTATATGAAGGCAGCCCATCCATTATTCTCAGCTAGAATCGGTCTTAGATAGTCCCATGCGGCAGGGTTTTGTAGTGGCCACTCACTAAAGACAAGACCAACTGGGTTAGCTCCCATTAAAGAATCAATGTTATCTGAGCCAACTAATTGAAGGATAGAGCCATTGTTTGTTTCAACCAGCATGTCGGTGTTGTCTGTTCTTCTGCGGATTTCGTTTGGAATATGATCCATGAATTTGAATCCATCCCGATCCATTCCGTTCCAAATAACCTTCTTAGCTTGTCTGTAAGTAGGGAAAATATAATAATAAGCACCAACCCTTTCATACATTGCTTTGGCAATATGGTTGATAAATACCTTATCCTTGCCTGATCTTCTGTGGGCCACCCAAACAATTCTCTTATAGCCCCGATCTAAAGCCTTTAAAACAGGAAGTTGATAGTCTCTGGGTGTAAATTCGTGAGGAAGTCTAATCTTTGTCGTCATATTTTGTTATCTCTATTGTTTCAACTCTATGCTTATGTTCTTCCGGAGCATATCTTCCCTTCTTTTTGTTATACATGTCGATTGCTTTGTTCTTTACTGGAAGGTCTGCAAATTGAGTGATATTAAATAACCAATGCTTATCAATGGTTGCATCATTTAGGCCTGTATCCTCGAACTTTTTAGCTATATATGCTGAAATGCTAGGCTTAACTAGGTTTTCAGAAGCCATCACTCCAGCTAGTTTTCTATTTGGAGCTCCACTCTTCGGATAAAAACAATTGTATCCTGCTTCTATTATTGCATCTGTACCATTGCCCTCAAATGTTAGGAAATAATCTGAGAATCTCTTTTGTTTTGCGGTTAGTTTATAGTCTATGCCATCTAATCCTTTGAATTTGAATATCCGGCTTTTCCGTTTTGTTGCCATAGTAAGTGTATTTTAACACTTCTTGGCAATGCGTGCTCATTATTTACCACCAAAGGAAGCTGGCTAAAAAAGCCAAACACAAGCTAAAAACCATCATGATTAAAATTGATACAATCATTTTTTCTTCACCTCCTCCCCAAACACATCACACTGTATAGTCGCTGGAGAGTCATTCTCTGACCTTCTCTCAGTTACTACCACTAAATCATCAGTCTTCACCCCAAAGACCTCACAGGCCAGTCTAAAGAACCTCTCGTCCTCTTCTAATATCTCCTTTAACTCAAACTCTAAAAACTTTCTACCACTAATCAAAAGAAGCATTGAAGCATCTCTGTCTATTCCATTCTCTTCAAGTCGTTTAAAAATAAACTCACAACTTCTAATCAAGATCTCCTGTCTCTGATTGTCAGACATAATATAAAAGCCATGAGCTTTTTCTAACTTAATCAAAGAATCCTTAATTATTTTTTTATCTTTTAATTTCATTATATTTTTAAACTACTATTCAAAAATGTATTGTAGGTTAAGGTCATACTCTCTCTATAGAGAGAGTACATGACCTGAACCATACATTGCGACCATGACCCAGACATTGCGCCTAAATTTCTAAAAGAGCCTATACATAGGGCTAAATGTATGGTGATTCCACATGACCCATACATTGACCTATACATTCTTTTTGCCCTTATCAGCGGTCTAAATGAATGGGTCATGCCTGGAAAAATGCTGATCTGACCTTTTTGATGTTTCTGAACACTTTTTTTATTCAATGAATAGGTCATCACTTTATGTTGGTGTATAGGGCTTTTCTTAACATTCAAAATAAGCTCATTTTTACATAAATTTAAATTAGCCCTGTTTATGGCTCTATTTTGATTTTCCAATGTATGGGTCATCCAATTTAGATAGATATATAGCTCTTTTATTAATCATCATAATTTTCATCATCATTTTCGTAGGCACGATCCTCAGAACGAATTTTATTTGGGCGATAGTAAATATTGCGATTCCCATGGGGTGGTTTATCCTTTTTTACCGATAATGTTCCGGCCTCCATCATTCCACCTATTGCCCTTTTTATTGTTTCCCTAGAAACCTCTGATCCTTCGCAAATTTTGTCAATGTCTTTTCTAAAAACCTCTGTTTTGCTTTGCAATAATTCGCCAATTAGATCAACGACAATCATCCCCTTCATGTCTTCATCAATAACAACTCCTTCATAATTTATAGCTCCAACAAAACTATCATCTGGCTTGTCTGGATCTGGCATAGACAACAAGCTAACCTTAAATTTTTGCAGTCTTGGAGCATCACCAGCTTTTACCTGTTCAATAGTAAATTCATTTATTGTCTTTGGGACGACTCCAATTAAGAAGCCAGAATAGATTTGAGCGTTTATATTGGTTGAGCCTCTAAACATTTGACCCCCTGTTTTGGCTGAGCCAGCTTGAGGCTTGCTAATATGATGTAGAACAAGAATAGACAATCCAGGGAAAAGCTGTTTCATTGCATCGAAGAACTTCTGGGTGTCATCTCTGGCGTTTTCGTTGCCAATCATAATGTCTGTAAATGAGTCTATTATCAAAAGCTTGATATTCTTTTGCTTAACAAACCTAGCTACTGTCTGAGCGAAGCTGGAAAACTCTCCCTCATCCCCAATCAACTCAAAGAACTCTGGATACTTGAGTCTGAATATTCTTTCCTGTGGATCCTCGAAGCCAAGCCCCCTGAGTCTCTTTTGTGTCCTTGCTCTGGTGTTTTCCTTATCTATAAATAGCACATTGCCAGTTTCCACTGGCTTAAATTCACCTAACCAGGAATCTCCATAAGCTACAGACTGAGCAATTGCTAGAGTATAAAAAGACTTGCCACAAGCCTCTGGGCCTGCGATAAAACAGAACCCTTCATACGGTAGGACTCGGTCTAGGAGCCATTTTTCTACCGGTATGTCAGCGAGCAACAAGTCTCTATTTGATTCTATAGTAAAATTGACTGGGATGTTAGATAGGAGCCAATCATCTAAACTTTGTGAGTCTTTTTGTAGTCTCGTGAAAGCCTCCTTTGTGGCTCCAGATGTAAAAAACTCGGACACATCCTTAAAAGATTCTGGCAGTGTCATTATCCTAGGAATTGCATCCACGCTTGCCAAAATCTCAGCATACTTTAAAATCTCTGTTTTCCCAGCTTCGTCATTGTCTAGGCAGATATAGACTGTTTTACCCCTCAACGGCTCCGCTAGACGTTCGTTAAAGGCTTTTACTCCTGCGGTGGCCGTAACTGTAGCGATTCCTTCTTGCCAGAGTCGCATACAGTCAGGCTCACCTTCACACAAGACCACGCTGCCATGTCTGCTGATTTTGTGTGCGCAAAAGAGGGCGGCTTTGCCACCACTATCAAAAGTGAATTTGGTGTCTCCGGTAAGATGTCTATATTTACAATACAGTAGTTTTTTGTCTAGCCCATAGATAGGAATTATTATCTTGTCTTTACTATAATCAACAGCGAAATTCTTTTTTAGAAATTCCTCGTTAAGCGAATGGCTGGCAAAATACTCTTTGGGTGTCATATTCTTTTAATAACTTCTAAAGCCTCCTTAAAATCCACGCTCTCTAATTTCATCACAAAGGTAATATAGTCGCCGTGTTCTTGGCAAGAAAAGCAAAAAAAGGAGTTTGTATCTTCGTATAAAGCGCAACTTGGATTATCTTCTTCGTGAAATGGACAACAAACTAGAACTGCTCTTCCGGATCTTTTTTTTTTCCCTCCTATCAAAACTTCATGGATCTTTACGATAGATTTTACTGGCTTATCGCCTGTAGGTTTTTGGGGGTGTTTTAATTTGTCTTTATATGGATTTAACATGGTTGGATTTACTATTTCATAATAAACAATAGATGTCAAGGAGATGTTTTATGAGTGTTTTAGGGTATTGACAAAACCTTTTTACTGTGATATTGTTTTCTTAATGAATGATGTTTTAACAGTAAAAGAGGTCGCTGAATACTTAGGAATTTCAAAGCCTCAAGTGTATGGACTAACTAAAAGAGAGAAAAATCCTTTACCGGTAATTAAGCTCTCTAAAAGGACAACTAGAATTATATTGTCAAATCTTATTATTTGGTTAGAAAACAGAAAGGATAAATAAAAAATGAAAATGCTTGTAAAAGAAAAAGGATCAGTTAGGTTAATTAAGAAGTTGGAAATAGGGTCAGAACTTCGTGTAACGCTAGAAAAAGATGATGGAGTAGATCTTAGCGCTTCTGGATTTCAAGTAAAAAGCTCAGATCAACTTAAATTTTTAGAGGAGTGTCATGGCGAGCTTGGTAAAATGATTGATTATTTAAAAATAGGGAAAATTTCTAAAAAAAAGTGGTATCACTCAGATAAGGAGAAAACAAAATGAACGACCAAATACTAAAAGACTACTATAAAGCCAAACTATCGCTGGAAATCTTGACCCTTGAGGTAAAGGAAAAGCAAGAGGTTGTTTTGAAGATTCTTGATAAAGCTCCTGAAAAGAAGGCTGGAATACCGGAAGCAAAGTTTTATGTTAGATCAACACCAAGCTATCTTTTTAGCCCTGTAGTTGACAGGTTGGTCGGCAAGGTAGAGGTTTTGAAGAAGGCTGTAAAAGAACAACAAAAATCTGAAATAGCAAGTGGCGATGCGGAAGTAGATCACGAAATTATGTCAGTTGTCATGGTGAAATCTAAAGCATAATTAAAAACCAGAAACGCTAAACATTAAAAGGGCATTAGTCCCAAAAAATAAAAAGCGAGAGGAGGTGAAAAATAATATGATAGGTAAAACAAAATTAAAGACAGGTAGTGCTTTCGAGCCTATGCCAAGTGGCAAGTACACTTTACAATTAGTAGAAGGAGATGCAGTCAAGGATACATACAAAGGCATTGAACAGGACAAATTCAAGTTTACTTTTGTGATTTTGGATGATGTTAAATTCAAAGGGGCGGATGGGAAAGAACAGACGACCAGAGGCAGACTGCTTTGGCACAAGTTTTCCACATACATATCCCCAAAGAGTTTTCTTTATGGATTTGTAAAGATCTTTGACTCAAGCATTGCTGAAATGACTGTAGATCAAAGAGAGGTTTACGACTTGGATAGTCTTGCTGGAAAGCAGATAGATGCTTTAGTAAGCAAAGAGCCAAACAAAGCAGGGGATGCTATTTACAATAACATCCAGAGCTTTGAGAAGTGCGAGAAAGAGCTTGAAGAGATGGAGGAGATGGTAACTACCAAAGAATCCAAAACTACAAGTACAAAGGCGGTGGGGGTGCCAGAGGATGCACCTAAGGAAGAAACAGCCGAAGGGTTTATAGAAGCTCTCGGGAAAGAAGAAGGACAGGATGAGGATAAAGAGCAAAAAGCTCTTGAGAAAAAATTGGCTGAGATGAAGGCCAAGAAAGCTAGTAAAAAATAACTAGCTTGGCAGATTAGTATCCTGCTACTTGCTCCAGAATCGGGGCAAGTAATAGGAAATTAGTAAAAGAAAAACTTAAACTATGGCGACACAAATAACAGAATTATACAAAGGAAAGGTCAAAATGACTTTTGATCCTTATTGGCACACTTACCATATTACTGATCCTGAAAATGGGGTGGACATGAAAAAAATAACCTCAGTTACTAAGGCTCTTAAAATTATAGATAAACCAGCTCTTATGTTTTGGGCTGTAAAAATGGCGATAGAGTCTATGAGGGAAGACATAAAGCCCGGACAAAGTTATGACGAGATCGAGCTTGCTAAGTTGTTTGAAAAGGCGAGAACGGCTCATGGCAAAAAGAGAGACTCTGCTGGAGATGCTGGAACACTTCTCCACAATTGGGTGGAAGCTTTTATCAATAAGGAAAACCCCCCAATTCCTGTAAACCCAATGCTGAAAGAGTCTTGTAAAAAGTTTTTGAAGTGGGTACATGACAACGATGTTGAATTTCTCTTGGCTGAGCAACCTGTATATTCTCGAAAGTTCAGCTATTCAGGAACGCTTGACTTTATTTGCAAGATGAAGGGACTATTGTATATTGGGGATCTAAAAACTAGCTCAGGAATTTACCTAGAGCAGATGATCCAGACAGCGCCTTATAGACATGCCAGAGAAGAGGAATTTCCAAAAGAGAAGTACGCAGGGCAACTTATTTTGAGGATTGGGAGGGATGGGAGTTTCGAGTTTAAGCTTCTTTCAGACAAGGACTATCCAGAGCTTTATGCTCAAATGTTTAGGGCTTTTATCTGTTTCTTAAAAGGGGAAGAGGTCTATAAAAAATTAGAAAAAAATGTTAAAAATACAAACTAATATGAAATACGAATTAATAGAAGTTTAACACTTCGTTTGCACATTAAATAAGTCGGCCAGATTTGCTATCTGGTCAGGGTAAAGAGA